TAGACGAGACATCAGAAGATATGATAGAGAAATAAGAAAGATTGAGAAGGAGCATATAAAATGGCTAGAAGAGGATCACGACATGTTACAGGAAATTCTATTACTACAAAAAGCTGGTTTGGCTCACACGCCGAAATGGTTGTAGAAGATAGAGAAGATGGAACAGTTGTTTGCGAAGATGATAGAGGTAAGTATGTGACATACAAAGATAGGCTAGACTCAGGTTTGGCTGATCCTTGTAGAGCGAAACTCAACAGAGATGAATCGTAATCCATATGAGCCGCCGAAGTCTGACCCTCGCAGAAGAGGGTTGGACAGATTCGGTGAAACCAGAAATCACAGAGATGAATTTATTGACTGGTCTGGATTCTTTTTTGTTGTTACTATTTTATTTTTGGTATTATTTCATCATGTATTAATTGATTTTTTTATTGACATATTCCGAAACATATTATATAATGAATAAGAGAAACACATTATGGAAGCATTTTACGCAGGACTAACCGCTTGGGCTATAGAATTATCTGTAGCTGGATTAGCATTTTATTTATTGTACCGAGAAGAGCAGAAGGTTTATAATCGCCGTGTCTCCAAAAAAGAAGAAATACATACCGAATGAAACAGATGAGAAAGAATTGCAAGAGTTCAGAAGTCATCTTAAACTTATAAATGAAAAAACAAAACTTATAGTAGAGAAGTACCGCACATGGTGGGACACAGAAAAGAAAACTTGGAAGGAGGGTTTCAAACATGGAAAGTGAACTGGATAGGAAACAGAACGCTCAAGCAGAACTTATTGAATACATTGAATCTAACTTTCCTGATTCTTTGCTTGCCAATGGTTATGACAATGCTATTATTGGCGTTTCTGCTGGCAGCGATTCAGGAAGGGTGGTTTACTCTGTCGCAAAGATGGTCGAAGTCTGCATGAAGGACTTGTCTGTTGATGCTGAAGAGGCTATGGAATGGCTTGAGTACAACACATTTTCCGCTTTCGTTGGAGAGTACACACCAATATATGTATATGATTTTTAATTAGGTAATACTTATGAATAAACAATATAAATATCAGTGCTGTGGATATATAGTATCTGAAAAATTTGAAGACACACACTGTAGACAGTGCGGCAGGCTGTCTCCAATTCTTGAAGAAGTAGATAAAGAAGATATGGTTTTTGCCTTTGCGAGCGTAGGTCATTCTGGAGATTCCCCTGAAGAGGATCGGAAATGGGGAAGTTTCAAGATTGTTCTTGATGAGCCGAATGTAAAAATAAAAAAGATCACAGTCAATCCCAACAGCAGGCTCAGCCTTCAGCTACATAAATATAGAAGTGAGTGGTGGAAGATACTAGAAGGCTCTGGAGTAATGCAGATAGGATGTGATGAGTTTGATATTAGCAAGGGAGATACAGTTAATATAGCAAGGCTTGAGGTTCATAGGGTCAGCAACAATTCTGAACAGCCTCTAGTCTTTGTTGAGGTTCAGAGTGGTGTTTGCTCTGAGTCTGATATAATTAGAATTGAAGATGATTATGGGAGAACTAAATAGAATGATAGACTGGATACTGAGCTTCATAAAGGGAGAGGATAAACCTGAACCTGTACCTGAAAATGAAACGCCAGAAGAAAAGACTAAACGTGAAGAAAGAGCAGATGCTCGAAGAGAAAGGGCAGAAGATCGCAAAGCAAAATCTCAGGACAGAAAAAATTATAGGCTTGAGAAGATTGCCGCTGTGAAGGAGAAGTTTTATGCTGTTGCCGCCAAAAGGAAATGGTTGGCTATTTTATTAATCGCCGCAATAGCGGCATATTTAATCATTTTCAAAGGTGGCTTTAGCTTTGGAGGAGAATGGTTAGACAAGATTAAAGGAATTTTTTAATGAAGAAAATTACTAACTTAGAAATGAAAGATTTTGTGCTTGGGTTCCTTCTTGGAACCTGTATCTGTCTATTGTCGTACATTATTTTAGACAAACCTGAAAATAATTTCAAGAATAATCTTGAAATCGACGATAGTTATGCTATAATCAAAAAGTAATCAACTGGGTTTACTAATTTTTAGGATCACGAGAGTTTATAAGGAGGAATTGTGAACGGTATAAAAGATAAAAAACAAATGGATGAAGTAACAAACTTCCCAAGTGATAGAGAGATACTAGACACCCTTTATAAGCACTATTCAAAGCCTAAAAGAATAGTTAAAGAAAAAGTTAAAATCTATCGAGGATACACAACTCCTGCTGGATGGAAAGTGGATGACTGGATGCTCGATGGATGGCAACTTGGAAGAGTCAACATATATGTTGAAGATAAGAACTCTTCTAAATATTTATTCGGTGGCTCTGCTACGATACAAGACGAAGGTATAGGTAGTTGGTTTATAGGAATAAAAAAAGATAAAATGAAGATTTGGGTTGGTTCCAAAGTAAATAAGATAGTTAAAATAATATATAAATAGGAGGAATTATATGATTGATTATAATAAAGATGTAACTAAACTACACAAGCCGTTGTCAAGGGAAGAGCAGAAACAACTTTGTTTATTGAAAGATTCTGGCGACTTAGATGCTAGGGATAAGATTATATATAGTTGTATGCCTATGGTTGTCAATATAGCAAAGAAATTCAGAATCAATAATAAACACATTGATCTAGAAGACTTTGTTCAAGAAGGAAACATCGCGCTTATGGCCGCTGTTCAGAAGTGGGATCATTCAATAGCATCAATAACTACTATTGCAACTTGGTATATAAGAAATGCTATGATAGATATGATCCATGACGGAAAGTACAAGATAAAGAACCCGTTATCAATGAGTAGAAGAGCATCAGAAGAGCTATCAAAGATTAAGAGGATCGGCACAAAGAACATTGATGAGATACACGAGAAGACTAAAATTAATAAGAAAAGAATCTCTCATCTTATGTCATGTGATGCTAACACTAGGTACGACACTTATGAAGTAGAGAACGACTTGATACAAGAAGATGGATACGTTAAGAAACCTTGTATTGCAGACTTAGTTGACCTTGCTGAAGAGCATCTAGACAATGAACACTGTGAAATATTTTTTAGATGGAGTGGTATTCATCATAAGAAACAAGGAATTAAGAAGATAAGTGAAGACATGAACATGAGTAGAAAGGAAGCTATGAGTAAGCTATCTTTTGCAAAGAGGCAACTTACAAAAGTAGTGATTGACTCAGATGCCTAAATACTACATACAAGATGGTTATGAAAAAGTAGTAGTAGACGACATTAATGCTGAGAGAGCATTGATCAAAGCTATACTACAATACTTTTCTACTTTCTTGGTGGGTGGATTCTATATAGTTTCAGAGAGAGGTTTTGAAGACCACTCTGACTGTGAAGAAGATGAAGAAGACTTATTATTTGATAGTAATTATGTTTTAGATTTAATTCAAAAACATCGCAAAGAAAGAGGCGATGAAGACCTATTCGGTTAGCCCCATTCGTCTAGTGGACTAGGACATCGGCTTTTCACGCCGAAGACAGGAGTTCAATTCTCCTATGGGGTACTATTGGCAGGAGCTACTTTTATGATTAACTTTTTGTTTGATGTCGATGGAACATTAACTCCATCAAGAAGACCAATGGACGAAGGTTTCCTGTGGTTCTTTTATAAGTGGGTTTTATTTCAGCAGAGCGTAGGTAATAAAGTTTTCTTTGTTACTGGGTCTGATAAAGATAAAACTATACAACAAGTAGGAGAAAATCTCTGGCTTAAAATAGATGGTAGCTATCAAAGTTGCGGAAATCAACTATATGTATCTGGCAATTTAATTAAGCAATCAAATTGGATGATGGATGCGAACCTACACTTAGATATAATTGATCTAATCAGAGATAGTGTCTGGTATGGCAAAAGCTCAAACAATATAGAAGAGAGAGTTGGTATGGTTAATATATCAACAGTTGGTAGAAGAGCAAGTACAGAGCTTAGAAAACAATACTATGAATGGGACAAAGAGAATAAAGAAAGAGAGTCAATAGTTAGTAAACTTTCTTATATGTATCGTGACTTAGAGTTCTCAATAGGTGGAGACATTAGTATCGACATATACCCAAAAGGTAAAGACAAGTCTCAGGTCTTACATGATATGAAAGAAAAAAGTATATTCTTTGGAGATAGGTGCGGTAAGGGTGGAGGAGACTATGAAATATCTAGAATGTCTAATAAGTCCTACTGCGTGGAAAGTCCAGAAGACACATACAATATACTCAATAAGTATTTTAATTTCCACTTGACAAATTCTAATCATATGGTATAATAAGATGAGTAGTACAGAAAGAATGGCATTGCTCTTTGAACATAAGCATATAATACATGAGTTTGCCGGTTCCTATATACTTGGCGCTCTTCTCACGTTTTTTATATATCAGTATTTTTGTAGAGATATTAAATAACATGGATACTAATTGCTTTAACTGTAAAAAAGAAATAACATACAAGGACTGCTTTAGATGTAGGATATGTAAAGATTATTTTTGTGATAAGTGTTCTCTGGATCATTTTGGATTATCAGAAACAGAAGAGCATGTGAAGCACAGGAGCATTTTCAAAACTTTATGGTGGATGATTAAGAGGAACTTTAAATAATGAAATATATAGTTAATTTAGTTAATAAAAGAGGCATGAACAAGGTAAAGTCTATAGAAGCCACAGACATTAAATCGGCTCAGTCAAAAGTAGAAGCTAAGTACCCAGAATGGGAAGTATCTAGGATCACTCCAGATGGACAGCAGTTAGACTATTACTCTCTTGTAAAGGACTTAAGAAAAAATGGCTAATTTTTGCTACCAATGCACATCTGATCTATTCGGAGAAGATAACGCTGAAAGAAATGATTTCGCAGGTATAGTTAGGAACAAGGAAAGATATTACGGCCTTTGTGAAGGTTGCGGATGGATTACAATGGATAAAGATGGAAGAAGGATAGATGAAGATGAAGAATAATGTTCATATACAGTGGTTAGTCGGGAAAGAGTGTTACGTTGTTTGGGATGAGGTAGCGATGCCTCTAGGCTATTACAACAGTAAAGAAGAGGCAGAAGTAGCATTTGAAGAATACTGTCACAAGCTATTATCTGAAGAGCAAGAAAGTTAAATAGTTGAAATATTTAATCAAATGTTGCAATCGTATAGTCGATACAGACAATAAGCCTATATGGTGCATTAAGTGCGGTAAGCATGATATAGACGTTGTTGAGTTTACAAACGATACAATGTTACCATGTCCATTCTGTGGAGGTCATCCACAAGCAGAGGCTATGGAGAGTATAGGTTTGTATTGGTATGAGTGTGATGATTGTGGTGGAGCAAGTGGCTCTGCTGATGATTGGGTAGAAGCAAGAAGAAAATGGAATAAAAGATTAAATTCTTCTTGACTTTCTGACGATAGTATATTATAATTAGAACACAACGGGGTGTTAGTTCAACGGATAGAACAGTGGCCTTCTAAGCCTCTGATGCGGGTTCGATTCCTGCACACCCTACTAGGCTTTATCCATGCCTTATCTAGCAGTTGCTTCTCTGACTAGAAATGGATACATGGTAAGAAGCGTTTGTCATACTCAACGTATGTCAATCAGAAAGAGAGATAGAGGATGGTTATGAAAGCTAAAATTGCTAGAGTCAATATTGATGTCGATTACAGATGTCCTAATTGCTACCTGCACTTTCGGTTGAGCAACAAGAAGATTCCGCAATCCAAACCCATGAATCTTGTATGCCCTGAATGTAGTGATAATATAACTATTCCTCCTCTCTTTAATTTTACTAAAAAGAAAAGTACGAAGAAACCAATAAACAACACAGTTGAGAAAGCCCGTGCTGCTATGCGTGGTTTGGGTTTCTCAAATTCTGAAGTCACGGCACTTATCGAAAAGACTTATCAAGACGATATGCTAGTTGCCGATCTAATAGAAGGATGCCTAAAAAATGTCGAACAATCTAAGACCGAGTAAAATAGATGACCTAATAGGTCAAAAGGATATAATCAACAATCTAAAGATTTCCATAGCTTCTGTAAGGGCTAGATCTGGAGTTCTACAGCATTGCCTTTTTTATGGAGGTGCAGGTCTAGGCAAGACAACTCTCGCGAGAGCTTTAGCTAATGAACTTGATGTCAGTATAGAAATAGCCAACGGCTCATCAATATCTAACAATAAGGACATTCTACCTTATTTAATGAAGATGAAGACAGGTTCCATTCTATTTATAGATGAGATACATCGGATGAATCGAAAGGTTCAGGAGTATATGTTGACAGTTATTGAGGACTTTAGATTGGACATTGTTATACCAGCTACTAAGAACGGTAAGGGCGAAACGATCAATATAGACATACCTAGATTTACTCTGGTAGGAGCCACTACAGAGATGGGCGATCTAGTACAGCCTTTCTTAGATAGGTTCAAACTCAAGCATTTTATGAGGCCATACGAAGTCTCAGACCTATCCCAATTAGTGTCTATTAACGCTGACAAGCTAGATGTTGAAATTTCATCAGATGCTGTAAGGACTATAGCTAAAGCTAGTAGAGGAACGCCTAGAATAGCCAACAACTTTCTTGAATGGGTAAGAGATTACAAGATAGCCCACAATATAGGGGGTTTGCAAAATTCAGATGTCACCCAAGCTCTAAAAATGCAGGGTATTGATGAGGACGGACTTAATCCAGTGGACAGAGACTACCTAAAGGTGTTTGATAAGTTGCCTAAAGGAACCGCTATCGGTGTAAGTACACTATGTAGTGCGCTTAACATTGACAAGCAAACAATAGAGCAAAAAATCGAACCGTTTTTAATACGTCAAGGATACATAGCTAAAACATCCAAAGGTAGAATACTGACTAAAAATGGATAACTCAGACAAATTTAATAAATGTATTGTAACGGCTATAATATTTATGGCTCCAATAGCGATTGCTTTATGGCTAACGCTGGCAATTTCCAAACTTGTATATTAGAGGAATAAACATGGCATCTAAGGAACTTCACTTTGACTCAACTGTTGTGGACTTACACTGCCACTCTGCAATAAAGGCATCAATCTTTCATCGCAATATGGGTTCGTCTAAAGAAAAGTTCTTGATGGGTCTTTTCAAAAGGAAATTCTGGCCTTTAGCAAACAGAACAACCTTCCCTAGACTGATGGAGGGTGGCCTTGATGTTATGTTATCAACGGCCTTCATTCCTGAAGGAGGATGGTATGAGGATATGTCTCTCGCTAAGTGGTTAATTAAACTTGCTCCTAATGTTCGTAAAGAAATATATGAGGCATCTTATTTTGATGCTACTATGAATGTCCTAGATGAAATGGAATCTCAGGTAACTGAATGGAATAAGAATCAAAACAATAGAAAGATTGCTGTTTGTAAGTCTGTTTTCGATTTAGATAATGCGCTTGACGATGGGAGCTTGGCATTGATTCACTCAGTCGAAGGGGCGCACTCCCTACAAGCAGACTCAGCACAACCAAAACCACATGATGTCGATGTTACTCATGAAGAAAAATTAAATACAGCACTGTCTAACCTAGAACATTTTTATAATAAGGGCGTTGCATATCTAACCCTAGCTCACTTCTATGAGAACGATTGCGCTCCGCCAGTATTCCCGTGGCCTGAATACGCCCTCAGTCACGGAAGTTGGGAAAGTCTACTCAGTAAATGGGATGAAGACAAAAGTCTAACGGATATTGGAGAAGCAGTTGTCGAAAAGATGTTTGAGCTAGGGATGCTGTTAGATATATCTCACTGTACCCTGAAAGCCAGAAAGAGAATTTACGAAATTGCCGAACATCACCATGCTGAAGAGTGTATCTTTGCGAGTCATGTTGGAGCCTTTGAAGTAAATAGGCTAACTTATAACTTACAAGACTGGGAACTAAAGTGGCTTGGCAATCATGGAGGAGTTGCTGGAATAATCTTTATGAACTATTGGATCTCTCCTGTAGACACTCAGCTTGGATTAAAATATATAGAACAGACAATAGACCATATTATAAATGTAGCGGGATCAGATGTGCCAGCTATAGGGACAGACTTTGATGGCTTCACTGATCCTCCAGATGAAATTGTACACATGGGTCAGTTGCCCAGAATCACATCTCACCTCAAGGCGGTTGGATGGGATGATCATACTATACGAAAATTTCTTGGAGACAATTCTTTAAGACTAATCCGAAATGGTTGGAAAAAATGAATAAGCTAAACATACTCTGCTTGGTTACACTAGCGGTAGGAATAGGATGCTTAGGATATAGTAATTACAAATTAAATAAGACAGTCAAAGGATTAGAGCGTTTCATGGAATACAACGCTATGTTAAGTAGCGATAATGCTATGAGAATTGAGATGTTTCTTCAAGCTATGTCTAATGAGTTTGAAGATGAGGTTGAGGCGGTCGTTAGACCAATGCTTAAAGAGCTAAAATCAGAGATAGAAAAATGCAGTACTCCTACAGAGCAAAACTAATAAGATGTGTCGATGGAGATACTGCTGATCTTGATGTTGACTTAGGCTTTTATTTAACTGCTAGAATAAGATGCAGACTAACAGGAGTTGATACTCCCGAAAGAGGACAAGCGAACTTCAAAGAAGCAACTGAGATGCTTGAGGATTTAATAAAACAACAATCAGATGGAGAGGGATATTTTAATATAACAACAGGAAAGACAGGAAAATATGGTAGATGGCTTGTTGTAATAGATGGAGTGAATACAGTTCTAGCTAAGAGATGGCCTTATGGATGATAAATACGATGGAGAGTTGTTCTTGAACCTCCAAAAACTATCTATAGAAAAGCCCGATCTTGTCGAGGTATTCATAGACAGTAATGGCGAAATTGAATTTGAGATAGAATTTGATTTCTTTTTTAGTAACTTAGAAAGTATCTTTGGATTTTAACTTGAGTAAGAAACTTAGAATTGCGGTTTCGCTTTCTGGTATGGCACGCCACTTTTCAGAGTGTGTACACAACACCCTTGAGTTCTTTGATGCGTATGGATGCGAAGTAGATTTTTTTATACATTCTTGGTCATCTAGCTGGTATCCTGCTAGAGCTAAATCTCAGCACAGATCCTCAGATAACGCGATTGTAGTACCTATAGAAGAACTTACTGATTGTCTAGAATATTATTATAAGCCTAAAAAAATATTAGTAGAAGACCAACTATCTAATATAGAAATAAAAAAAGCTATAAAGACCATTAGGGCTAAGTTTAGCAGAAAAACCTCTAGAAAAACTTCGCCAGATTGGCTTAAGCAGATTGTCCAGAGTAGTAATATAGACCCGTTTTTGTCTTATCCATTTCACTTAGCACAAACATATTCCATATCTAAGTCAGCATCTCTCGTATCTGAGTATTCAAAAGAAAATAATTTTAAATATGACTTAGTTTTTAGATTCAGATTTGATAATTTCATGGAGTTAAAAACAAAAGAGTATAGAAGTCAGGTATTCAAAGATATGGACACTCTTGTAAAAAGAGACTATGCTAGAAGTAAAGACAATAGCAGATTTAAAAGAGAGCATTTATTCACAGCTTGGACTACTGTTTTTGGGGATTGCGTTTATTCATACAAATCCACATGGATAGGGGATAAGATATTTGCTTGCTCAGGTAGAGTCTTCAGTAAATTCGAGAACTACTTCCGTTCTCAGTTATTAAAAATACTATCATATAATACCTCAATGAAAAATGTTAGTCCTGAGAAGCCATACTTCATGCCAGAGAATTTGTTAGCACATTTTTGCCGAGAAAATGATTTTTACTCGTGTAGTCAAGGACAGTTAAATACATTTAGCTTGGCTTCATACAGGCCGTATCATCAAGAGCTGCAAGACCAATCGTTTGATAGTATTCGACTGGCATACAATAGACAAGAAAAGGGTAATCATGACGGCACCAAAGGTATATTTATAGAGTATGATAATTAAAAAGATATATATAGGTGGCACATTCGATTTATTTCACTATGGACATGTGAATGTGTTTAAGAATCTTAAGTACCACATGAGTAAGGAAAGTCTAGAACTAGGAGCTTTATCAAAAGTCATCGTAGCTGTCAATAGTGATAGCTTCTCAGAGTCGTACAAAAGGGCTCCAGTTATGGATCAGTATGAAAGGCTTGCTGTGGTAAACTCATGTAAGTATGTAGACTACGCATTTATTATGGACGCATATGAGAATCAACCTTTCTTTATTGAAGAAAATAATCCAGACTATATTGTAATGGGAACCGATTGGCAGTCGAGGGATTACTTTAGTCAGCTATGTATAAGTCAAGATTTTTTAGATAGGATAGGGGCTGAAATGTTATTTGTACCCTATACACATAGTATATCTACAACAAAAATAATAGATAGAATAAAAAATTATTAAAGTTTTTACTTGCAATTTTCGGATACCTATGGTATAATGTTTTATGTGGGTTTAGAATTTTAATAAGGCACTGGAGTTTTTATGGTAAAAAAAGTTAAACTAAGAAGAGGACAAAAACTTTGTAAGCACTGCGGAGCTGTAAATGCCGCCAGAAGCACCAAGTGTAACACTTGCGGGAAGTTTTTTATCAGTAAAAATACACCAATTAAGAATGAGGTGAAAGACTGGAAAGAACTAGAACAGGGACAGCATATAAAGATAATTCAAGGTACCGGCCCATACTATACATGTTCTTCTGAGTCAGACGATCATGAAACAGGAGAAAAAATCTATATGGGGTGCAAAGGCAAGTATATTGTCAGGGAAATAGTTGGAAACGGCCTTCTCTGCTATGGGATAGGTAAAAACAATACAGGAATTGACTTTGTTTATATGGGTGAAAGAAAAAAGTCATTAGCTACGGGAATTATACAAGCCCCTCACCGTATAGTTAAGATAAAGACAAGAAAAAGAAAATAGGGGTATAATATATTATACATTTATAAATTTAGAAAGGGTTTGAAATGCCTTCTGGAACATATGTTAATACGACAGCAACAGTAAGGTCTGATATTGACTTCAATCAAGATACTACATATCAATACACTGATACAGTAGCTTCTTTTAATGGATCTCTTGGCTATGTTATTGGTCTCTCATCTGGAACTGGTACGAGACAGATAGATGGGGTTTACGAAGATGCTGGTAGAAAAATTGGCAGTGGTAATAGCTACGAATATAATCTTAAAGCATTACAGCAATATAGTTTCGGGACATCATATAATGTCTCTCTAACTGGCATAAAATCACTGGTTATAAGGAATGAAAATACTGGAACTAATGAAATGGTTACTTTAGCTCCAACAGGGTCAAATGGCTTTACAAACTTATTGCATGGAGGAACAGGAGGTCCGGAGGGCATAAAGATAGCGCCCGGATCTGTTTATCAATTCACAGATACTTACTATGGAACTCCAGTTACTGCGAATAACAGAACTTTGACAATAACAAATGTTGGTAGTGGTAGTGGAGCACAAAATTACAATACAGGTATTGCTATTTCGATAATAGTAGTCGGAAACACCGGATCTTAAGGAGAGTAGATAGATGGTAAAGGTTTTCATTTTACAAACTGAAGAATCTCAGGCGGCAGCCTTAGAAACAAAAAATAGTATTCTTAAGCATAATAAGGATGCTAAGATAAAAATAATAAAAGAGCCCTATGGATGTAGGGGCTTGACTGGCCATGCGGCAATACCAAGAATAATTGACTACGAAGGAACTGCTTTCTCAGTTACAGACAAGATCTTGTGTCATGCTAGTTTTGCAAAGTTCTATTTCGCCAAGCCAATAAACAGGTTTTCTACAGCACTTAACTTCAATGCCATGTATATTGATATGGATAATGGGGTAGGTCAAGATGACGTTAGGTTTTTGTTATCAGAAAAAAAATTAAAGTTTATAAAAAAAGAAGATGGCTACTTCAGAGATGCCTTTTTAGGAAAATTCTACGCATCAATAATGAAAACATGCTTTAAGTTAAAAAGATCTGCCAAAGAAGATATACTAGCGCAAAAGAACTTTGAAAAAGAGCTGAAAGATAAAGCTAAAGAAGAACAACAAAGAGCTAAGGCCAAAGCTAAAGAAGAGCAAGAAAGAGCCAAGATCAAAGCTAAAGAAGAAAAACAAAAGCTAGCTATTCAAAAAGCTTCTTTGTCGGCAAAAGAACAGTCAAAAAAAAAACAAGCAAGTGAAGACAATACTAAGAAGAGATGGTGGAGATCAAAGTGACAGAAACCAATAAATTTGTCCCAAAAGGATGGGGGTATGAACATTGGATCGTAAACAAGGAAGAATACTGCGGTAAGATCCTATTCTTTAAAAAAAATAAAAGATGTAGCTGGCATTATCATAAATTAAAAGATGAGACTTTTTATATACAATCAGGAAGATTGGAAGTTCTTTATGGCTGGGATGACAGAAGAACATCTCATTTTACTCAGAAGATAATTTTAGAAGAAGGGGACTCTTTCCATGTCCCTGTAGGAATGAGACATCAAATGTTAGGGCTAACCGATGTCATCATGTTTGAATTCTCAACACAACATTTTGATACGGATTCAATAAGAGTTATGAAGGGCGACTAATGAAAGTACTCTGGATCTCTGATTTTGGGCTGCACCACAATAAAGGCGGAGCACAAAGAAGTAATAATCTAATTATAGAAAAAGGAAGAGAGATAGGACACGACATAGTAGAGTTTTTCTTCGATAGCAATGAATCGCTGCTCCATCCTAATTACGATTTACTTGTCTCTTCTAATCTAGATGCTATAAATAGAAAGCCCAACATAATAGAGTGGATAAGTTCTCACAGAAATCATGTTAGGATTGAACATGACTCCAATAGATATTTGAATCAAGAGTCTAGGAAAAGACTGTTCACAAGTTGCAAAAAAGCTTTCTTTCTATCTTCATTCCATCTCAAGCAATTCGAAGAATCTTATGGTAATTACTTTGTAAATACAAAGATAATTCCAGACCCAATAGACTGCAATCATTTCTACGACAGAAAAGAAAAAAGAGAAGACAAAATACTTTATGTTGGATATATGCACCAGCTAAAAGGTACTAATGAACTTTTCTCGTATGCTATAGAGAACCCAGAAAAAGAATTTATAGTCGCTGGATGGTCAGATCAACAGCATTTTATACAGAATTGCAGTATGATACCAAATATAGAGTTTATAGGAGCAGTCGAATTTGAAGAGATGCCAAAACTATATAATTCTTATAATACTCTATTTTATAAACCTGCCTTTTATGAGCCTTATTGTAGATCGGTAGCGGAAGCTATATGCTGTGGCATGGAAGTTATAGGGAACGATATAATAGGATGTTTGCATCACATGAATGAAGTAGGAAGAGATCAGATGGTTTCGGAATGTGCTATGGCACCTGAGTTATTTTGGGAGAGTGTTTAATGTCTATAACTGTCATACTTAATGGCTACAGAAGACCAAAAAATCTGCCTTTGCAAATAGAGGCTATAAAAAATCAAACAATTAAACCAGAACAAATATGGCTATGGGTCAATCATCATGAAGACTTTTATAAGGAATCTTTCTCTTACGACGTTGATAGGATAGTAAAGAATGACTACAACTGGAAATATTTTGGGCGATTCTCTTTAGCTATGCTTGCACAGACGGAATTTGTAGCGCTTTTTGACGATGACACAATTCCCGGAAATAAATGGTTTGAGAATTGCCTTGAAACTTATAGTCAGAAAAAAGCAATCATAGGAGGGGTCGGACTGCAGCTTAATAGCAAAGAGTATTATATGGATCATGAAAGATTTGGCTGGCCATCGCATAATGAGGAGACAACTGAAGTAGATTTAGTAGGACACGCTTGGTTTATAAATAAGACACATTTAAAATATATCTGGGAAGAAGAGCCATATACTTGGGAGACAGGAGAAGATATTCACTTATCAGCTATGGCTCAATTATATGGCGCAGTTCCAACTGTTGTTCCTCCTCACCCTCCATTAGATAGAGAAAAATCAAGCTCTCTATATGGCTACGAGCTTGGAGTTGACGACAAAACAGAATCCGTTACTAGCCAACAGAACTTCTTTTCACTTAGAGATAAGTGTATACAGCATTATGTTGATAGGGGATGGAAGTTTGTTAGAAGATGACTTTAATAATTGTCAATGCGAACATGCGGGATTTTGCAACATCTTCCTTAGAGATATGAGCGAAGAGCTGTGGGGCTACTGTAAAAAAAATGAGGATTATCGAAAAGAATTCTTCAGAGCTAGTCAGAGCAATCGAGATAGAGCAAAAGAACTCTCAGATTTTCTCATTGATGCAAGAAAGAAAAAGTCTGCATTCGGCTCACCTGCTGTAAGATTTTTATTATCAGATGTCTTCAATATGCTTAAGCCATTTATGGCAAGGGCTCCAAAGCAAATAATAATTAAGGGGCTGGAAAGATCAGGAACTGGATTTATTTTTAAAAGCCTAGAGTATAATACAATGAGGGACACAATCCTTCAGAGTACTAAACATAATCTATACTTAGAAGAAGATGCCAATATTATTTTAGTTGTTCGGAATCCATATTCTTGGTTCACTAGTTTCAGGGACTTTTGTAATACTAAGAGTACGATTAGAACAAACAAGATAAGCCCAAAAATAACCGAAGCTATATCGCTCTGGAATGACTTCTACGGCAAGTACACTGGTTACAAAAATAAAAATGTTTTTATAGTAAGATATGAAGATTTTACTAGAAAGTCTGAACTGTGGTTCAATAAGATAGTTGATTTCTTTGATCTTCAAGCATACGAGAAGTACACGCCTATCGTAGAATATGTAAACAATTATTCTCTTAGAGCGGAAAGTAGTGATGGCTTTCCTAAGTCAAGAAAAAATTATTATCTAAATAAAGAATTTTTAAATGACCTTAATCGCCATGAGATAGAAGCTATCTCCGGTCTTTTAAATAAAACATTAATAAAAAAGTTATCTTATAAATTGGAGCCAGCATGTTACTAATATCCTTTGGCACTAGACCTGAATGGATTAAGATAAAGCCCGTTTTAGATGCTATAGAGGGCAATGTCCCTTACAGGATACTTTTCACAGGACAACACTCGTCTTTAGTTGAAGAGTATCTAGAAGATACTTTTGTAGTTAACAATATCTCAAATGGAGATAACAGGCTTGACTCAATAGTCTGTTCGTTATTGAACAAAAATAATTTGTTTGAAGGTATATCTCATGTTATGGTTCATGGAGATACTACCTCGGCATTTGCGGTTGGATTAGCAGCATTCCATAGGAATATACCTGTGATACACTTGGAAGCTGGACTTAGAACATTTGATAGGCAAAATCCATATCCAGAAGAGTTCAACAGGACAGCGCTATCATCATTGGCGTCCATACATTTATGCCCAACTAAAACTGCGAAAGAAAACATTGAGGCAATGATCGGCTCTGATAGTAAAATATTTGTTACAGGAAATACTGTATTGGACAACTTGGTAGGACTATCTCCAGCAGTAGAGAATAAGGTTCTAGTAACGATGCACAGAAGAGAGAACCACCACAATATTCAGCAATGGTTTAGAGCTATAAATGATCTGGCTGTAGAAAATACAAATCTTGAATTCATCTTACCTTTGCATCCAAATCCAAATGTTTTCAGATACAGATTTCAACTTAAAGATGTCAAGGTTGTAGACCCTTTGTCATATAAAGATTGTCTAGAACATATAAGAACTTGCAAAACTATTATAACAGATAGCGGAGGAATCCAAGAAGAAGCAGCCTTTCTTAAAAAGAAGGTGATAGTCTGTAGAAAAGTAAGCGAGAGAGCAGAAGGGGTAGGAACTTTCGCCTATATGTGTGGATACCCTAACATGCTAAAGCCTATATTTGATGGTATAATTAATAGTAATCAATTTATTATTGATGAGGAGTGTCCATATGGAAATGGAACTGCCTCCCAGCAGATATTGGAGATTCTAAAAGATGAAGTTTGTAGTAACCGGCGGTAGAGGTTTTATAGGTAGTCACTTCGTAGACGAAGCTCTCTCATTAGGACATAGTGTCTATGATATTGATAAGATGGGCTATGCTTCTTACGAACTTCTTCCTGCTGATAAAGATCCAAATTATAAGCTACAAATAGCAGACATAAGTACATTGATTCATATCCCAACTTGCGATATGATCGTCAACTTTGCTGCAGAAAGCCATGTGGATAACTCTATAAGGGACTCTAAACCTTTCGTAGATAGTAGTCTAGTTGGGGTCTGGAACTTGCTAGAGCTTGTTAGGGGAAAGCCCGCATATGAAAGACCTCTTTTCTTTCATATTAGTACAGATGAAGTCTATGGAGATAGAGAAGAGGGGTTATTCTTAGAGGAAGATGCTCTTTCGCCAAGCAATCCATATTCAGCTACTAAAGCCGGTGCTGAAATGCTAGTCAAGGCGTATTCAAGAACGTATGGTATTGATTATATTATAACTAGAAGTAGTAACAACTACGGCCCAAGACAGTATGAAGAAAAACTCATACCTAAATGTATCAGCTCTCTTATGCAAGATAAGAAGATACCTGTTCACGGAGATGGATCATATGTCAGAGACTGGACATATGTAAAAGACAATGTCTCTGGAATAATGGCTATAATTGAAAGCGGAATAAAAAACGAAACATTTAACATTGCTTCAGAAAATTACATGGTAAATTTGGATGTTGTCAAAACAATTATATCTTGGCTGGGTAAAGATGAAAGTTCTATCCAGTTTGTCGCAAACAGATGGGGTCAGGATGTAAGGTATGCAGTCTCATCTAAGAAGTTAAGAGGTCTTGGCTGGACTCCAAAACATGAAAGTGGTCTATATAGGTGGTTTTAGTCTATGAAAAATTTTAAAGAAGAATTTTTTGAGTTACTTATGATGGTTCAGTCAGAAGAACCTTTTGCTTTTGCTAGATTCTCAGACGGCGAGGTATCTGTATTAAAAAATAAGCACCTAGTCCTAGCAGAAAATTATTTTATCCAAGAAGATGTTTATGGCGCTACTCCTGTCAAGGCTCCAATTCCATATATGGAAGAGGAAAGGAAGGAATTCGATCCTAATAAGCACAGCCTTTATCATGAGAAACTAGTAGAAGCTTTTAAATTTCAAAAGAATAATTACTTTAAAGGTATTCCCGGAACAAATGAATGGGGAAGAGGGGCTTTTGATTTCTGTATAAATTTATATGGAGACGAAGATCATGAACATCTTAGTTTCTCTAATGTGATGATAAATGGCAATTATGAACTTTTTATAAATGCAATGGTTCCAGAGTTTAAAAACAAGAGTATAATATTAGTATGCAATGAAAACGCAACACTTGAAGGTTTGCCGTTTGAAGTAAAAAAAGACTTCAGGATTGGTTCTAATTGCATGGTCAATGACTATAGCCTTATAGAAGAAATGAAAGACTATGTGTCTAGTAATAATATTACAGATCATATTTTCTTATTCTCTGCGGCTACACTTAGTAACTTTTTAATTTATGAGTTATACAAAGAATTTGATAACAACCAGTATATAGACATAGGCTCCTCTCTTTCTCCGTTTCTTGGTTTGCAAGGATGGCGAGGCACTAGAGTTTATTTAAGATGTTATTGGGATGGAGAAAACAATCCTATTATAAGACAGGAAGACTCATGGGGTTAGAGCTAGTAAGATGCGAAAAAAAGTATTGGGACTTTGTTCTTGAGCTTAGAAATTCTTTGCGAGAAGGTTTCATAGAACAAGAGACTATACAGGTAAAAGACCACTACAAATATATGGAGAGCCACTGCCAAGACTACTACATAGCACTAGAAGATGGAGAGCCTGTAGGATGGGTTGGTGAAATAAATAAAGATATAAGAGTGGCAACACATTCAGACCATCAGAAAAAAGGCATAGCTAAATTTATGATAAATGAGCTTATGGGATTTAGACCAAACTCATTTGCTAAAGTAAAATTAGATAATGAGGCAAGCATAAGGCTTTTTGAGTCTTGCGGATTTAAGAAGAAATACTATCTATTGGAAAGAGAAGATGCTTAGGAACCCCTTTGAAATTGTGAAATGGTTTGAGGAAGAGATAGCGCACTATACGGGAGCACCATACGCGGTTGCAACGAATAGCTGTACCAATGCAATCTTTTTGGCCTGTAAGCACTTTAACGTAAAAGGACAGTCCGTAACAATCCCAAAGAGAACATATCTATCTGTGCCGCAGTCTATTATGCAGGCTGGAGGTAAGTTGAAGTTTGCAGATGTTGACTGGAAAGGCATCTATCAGATTAAACCCTTTCCAATATATGACTCAGCAAAAAGATTGACTTCTAATATGTATATTCCCGGTTCTTTAATGTGTCTGTCTTTTCATCATAAAAAACCTTTGAAAATAGGCAAAGGAGGAATGATACTTACTGACAGCAAAGAAGCTGTTGAGCATATAAAAAGAATGAGGTACGAAGGTAGAGCAGAGAATATTTGCTATCATGAAGATGTTATAGCCGAGCAAGGATGGAATATGTATATGACCCCAGAACAGGCCGCACGAGGTCTAATTCTTCTAAGTGATTATCCTCAGAATGCAGAAGATCAAATAGAGAATCCACCGTACAGAGACCTTACTGAGTTTAGGATATTTCAATGAGCTCATTAGCTTTGCTGGTAGATACTAATTCGAGATACTCTGATGTCTGGGCACCATATTTCGGAAGGCTAGACACATTTTTTCCCTCTAATGATTTAACAAAGTATGTATGTGTTGATGATGAGTTTGAAGAGCAAAACCATACTGTCGGGATAATTCCAGACTCTTTTATAAAACTTCTTTATGATGACAATGACACATATAGAAATCAATTATTATCTTGCTTGGAAAAAATACAAGAAGAGTACATTCTATACACAAGTGAAGACTATGTTCTTTTTGATTTCGTGAATAAAGAAAAACTAAACTATATAATAAATGCTCTGGACAATTCGGACTACAGCTTTGTTAAACTTACCAAAGGCCCAGAAGATGTCTCAAGAGACCAGAGTTACGAAAAGTTATTTGTAATTGACCCAGCCAGTGGTAATTTTTTTGCACAGCAAGCTAGTGTGTGGAGGACTAAGGACTTCAAAAAAATATTTAAAGAGTCTCCATCTACTAATGGTAGAATGCAACAGGAGCCGGGAGGTTCAGAGATATGCCGAAGGATAGGAATTACAAAAGGATGGCAATACCATGACTCAGAGAAGAAGCGAGGAATATTCCATTATGACTCAAGCGTCTTTCCGCATATAGCCACAGCCGTTGTAAAGGGCAAGTGGAATATCCTAGAGTACTTTTCAGAACTAATGGACTTATTTGAAGAATATAGTATAGATATGAACATTAGAGGAACTAACGCATGAGAGTTGTTGGTAATTGGAGGGACGATGCCACATGGGGAGTAGTTACATATATACATGAAACGCTGGACAAGCTAGGAGACGACTCATTTGATTCTGTCCTGATGAATGGTTGTGCATGGATATATCACAATGATATAAAAGTTCCTTATCAAAGTTTCGATAGGAAGTGCCTGCTTGCTCTTTGGAGTCCATGTGAATTCACTAGCAGAAAAGACTACTTTCATTTTGATCACTATGATTTCTTTACAGAGGTCTACTGCGTGTGTCCATTCACTTGTAAATTTATGAATGAACATTTTGGATATGAGAAATTCAAATACATTCCTTATCCGTTTACAAATTATTCCGTGAAACAATTCGGAAATTATGATGCAGACTGCTCTTGGATGGGATCTATCCATGGACAAGACCATATATCTGCGATAGAAGTCATATCCAAGTTTGATTATAAATTCTTAACGTCACAACTGAACACATGGATGAGACATCCATACGAGTTTGATAAATGCACTCACATAAATCTGCCTTCTGAAGAAAAGCTAGTAGAACTTAGTAAATGTAGATCTTCACTAAGCTTTAATATGATCTATATGAGCCCTTCATCTGTCTACAACGGCGAGGAGTTTGATGTTTTTGATGAATTTGCAAATGGTATAATGCCTCAATTCAAAGTTAGAACACATGAGATTACTTCTTCCAAGTCTTTAATGATAGTTAAGAAAGATCCTTGGAACTTAGTTGAGGATTTCTACGTCCCTGAAAAAGAATTTATATATTTTGAATCTTTTGATGAGTTGCAGGATATAATTAAAGATATAAGGGATAACTTTCAAAAATACGAGGGTATAATTAAAAGAGCTTATGAGAAAAGCAAAAACTACACGGTAGAGAAAATTTTTAAATATATTGAAAGTCAAGACGACTCTCTAATAACTTGGAGTAACAAGCATGTATAACGGAAAAAATATTTTAGTGACCGGCGGAACAGGCCTAGTGGGTCGAGAACTGGTAGAGCTTCTTGTCAAAGAGGGGGCAAATGTAACTTCGGCATCATTAGACAACAACAATTTTGATAAAGAGTGGGATGTAGAGTATGTAAACACAGACTTGCGTGTTCTCAAAAATGCCATGGAAGCATGTGAAGGAAAAGACTTTGTCTTCCACATTGCTGGAATCAAGGGCTCTCCTGTAATCACGAAGACCAAGCAATACACTTTCTTTACAAGCATACTACAATTAAATACAAGCATGATAGCAGCTATGTATACCTCTGATATGGGAGGAGGCATCTACACTAGCACAGTTGGAACTTACGGACAGTCTGAGATTTTTAGGGAAAGTGAATTATGGGATAAAAACCCTTCTCCAAACGACTGGTTTGCTGGATGGGCAAAGCGAATGGGAGAAGTTCAGATAGATGCATATCAACAGCAGTATGGAGAGCAGAATATCTCTATAATGAAGCCAGTGAATATCTATGGTAAGTATGATAACTTCAACCTTGCAACGTCTACTCTTGTTCCTTCTTTAATTAGAAAAGTTGTCGAAGCTAGAGATAGCGTTGAAATCTGGGGAGATGGTTCTGCCGGAAGAGATATAATCCATGCAAGAGACATAGCGAGAGCTGCAATGTTCCTTGTAGAAAACAAAATTACTGAGCCAGTAAATGTCGGAAACGGGAAGTGCGTTACCGTAAAAGAACTAATAGAGACTTTAGTTAAAGTTTCTGGTAAGGATTTAGAAATAACAAATGATATGTCGAAACCAAAGGGAGACTCCCTTAGAGTTGCAGATGTATCGAGACTGAGAGGATATGGATTTGAGTCAACAGTTTCTTTAGAAGAGGGATTAAAAGAAACATTTGATTGGTTCATTGCAAACAATCCTTATGAGGGCAGGCATGACCCATTCTTAAAAGCAGACTATACCAATTTAATAGGCGTATAAAATGAAGATAGAGAAAAATTATATCAATGACTTTTTTGATAATTTGTTGGATAGCGGAGCGTTCCCTACAAAAAGTTCAAAAGTAGACGTGTCTATGATGCTTATGGAGTCTAGAGCGAGGCAAATACTATCTCAAGAATCAGGATATTCTGAACTGTATATAGACCCAAATGTAGATATAGTAAATAGCAACCCACAAGTCATACAGCAGGTTCATGATGAAATATATCATTTCCTAAATCTTCTTGTTGATAACGAATGTAAAAATATATTGCAGATAGGATTGGGGCACTTCGCATCTACTCATTTTGTTCTTAGTTTATTAATGGATAGTATCTGCACGATTGAGTATGATGACTTACACATACAAAGATATGCAGATGAAATCAATTCAAAAAAAGAGACTTTGATATGTGGGGATTCAGCATCCAAAGAGGTAATAGAGGAAGCCTCCAAATTTGGTCCGTTTGACTGTGTATTTATAGACGGAAATCACACCTATGAGTATGTGAAAAAAGATTTGGAAAATTATTCTCCCCTCGTTCGTAAAGGGGGAATAGTAGCACTGCATGATGCAAACTTCCAAGGAGATCAGTACGGAACTCCTCAAGTAATAAAAGAAAAAGAACAGGATTATAGCTGGGAATATATATCGTACTCAGATGAGGTCGGTATAGCTTACTTTATAAAGGTTTAAAAATGAAAAAGACAATGCTAGTATGCGGAGCCAATGGCTTCATAGGAAGAAATGCTTTAGAATATTTCAAAGACTCTTATGATATTACCGCAGTTTTATTCAGTTCTTCTGAGCCTGATTATGGAAAGATAGAAGGCGTAGAATATGTAGTCGCAGATTTAAGGATTGAAAGAGAGGTAAAGAACCTTTTCGAAAGTCGGCACTATGATGTAGTGTTGCAGGCTGCAGCTACAACAACTGGCTCTAAAGATGTAGTAGAAAGACCATATATACATGTAACAGACAATGCAGTCATGAACTCTTGGATTTTTAGAGAGGCTACTCTCAATGATGTAGGACATCTGCTATTTCCTAGCTGTACAGTTATGTATCAGCCAAAAGACGAACCACAGTCTGAAGACAGCTGGAGCGCCGATGAAGAAATATATCATAACTATTTTGGCGTAGGAAATATGAAAGTCTTCAGTGAAAAGATGTGTGACTTCTACTCTAGAATAGGCAATACAAAATTCACAGCTTTTAGACATTCAAATGTTTATGGCCCATATGATAAATTTGATTTAGACAAATGCCATGTAGTTCCGGCCTTTGTGAACAAAGTTACAAACGCTGAAGATGAGTTTGAAATATGGGGAACGGGCAAAGCATCTAGAGATGTCATCTATATTGATGATCTTATTGAGTTTATTGATAGTTGTATTAACAATCAAGAGTCTAAGTATGAGCTGTTCAATTGCGGTGCTGGTCAGGCATTCTCTATACTTATGCTAGCCGAAACAATTATGAATTTACAAGACAAAGATTTGAATGTGAAGTTTGATACAACCAAACCAGACATTCCAACAACGGTAATACTTGACTGTACTAAAGCTAAAGACAAGCTAGGCTGGGCTCCTAAGACATCTTTAGAGTCTGGTCTTAAAAAGACATGCGATTGGTATGAAAATAATTACTTGGGCAGCGCTTGCCAATGACCTTATATGCAAAGAATCTAATCACCTATAAAGATTGCCGAGGAGAGGTATATCCATGCTACAAGAATGGCGAATATGATATAAAATTTGTTGAAGATAGATTTTCTAGGTCTACTAAAGGAACTATCAGAGGATTTCACGGAGACAGTAAGACTTGGAAGCTCTTCACTTGTATATATGGATCTCTAAAGTTAGTCTTTTGGGACATGAAAAAGTCTATGAAAAAAGAATTGTTATTAAGTGATGATAACAAATTGCAGGTACTAGCACCTCCTTATTATCTAAACGCTCATGAATGCTTAAGCGAGGAGTGTGTTTTGTACTATAAGTGGAGTGAGCCGTATTCTGGTCCAGAAGAACAATGGACTGTGAGCTATAAAGACGAGACAATAAATGCCAGTTGGGAAACTAAGTGCCCAATTCTATCAGTTAGAGACAAAGAAGCAAAGAGCCTAAAAGAATTAGATATATGAAAGAACATTTACTAGAAGACATTGATACAATAGTCTGTTTTAGAGTTATATCCGATAACGTAGATCCAGTTAGGGATAACTTATCTATTTTGCAAGACAATAGCTTTCATGGCGTAAACGCTCAGCAGCAGGGCAGATACACACTAAACTCTGAGATGAGCTTTTATCTAGACATGCCAGAAGTTTGTAAAAAATATGACATACAATATAGCTCTGTAAGACTACATGCAGGATTTAATCTTTATGAAGAATTTGATTCTCGTATAAGTAAGCTCGGGAGAGTACTCTATATCATTGAGCCTTGGGTTTTATATGCAGGCTATGTTACACTATTAGACTTAAAGCTACTAGATCCGGAGTGTAGAATTGCTTGTCTTGCATGGGACGATTTCTATTATCTAAGCAATATGTTTCCTCATGAGTTCTGTATAGAAAATATAGAGTTAGCGGATTTATATATGACGAATGAGCCTAGAAAAGTGAAAATGTTAAGAGAATCTCTGGGTGTCAATGCACAATTTTACATATCTACCCCATGTAAAAAAATGTTGGAGATCTGCGAGGAAAGAATTAGCCAAAATTCGAAGACTTCTAATCAGTATATTGAGAGGTCTACAGAAATAGGTGCCTTCATGACATTTAGAAGTGGTAATACATATAGATCGAGATTAAAAAGATATCTGAACAGAACGTTTGACAATACCCTATTAGGAGCGTCAGACACGCAACACCTAGCAAATAAAAATGTCATAGAAACTTTATCTGATTACCTTTCTATTAAGACACATTTGGGCAACACCTCCTCCGCTTGGGCCGGAGATGATGACATGCGTAAATCGGGCTATTGGCACAGGTGTGGTAATCCTAATTGTACAAGACCCAAATGCCGTGAGACAAAAATTGTCATGCCATCCTTCTATCAAGAACATAAACTAAAGACACATCTACAAAGATGTATGAAGGGTGTAAAAGACTTTTTAGCCCCTCTGATGGGGTCTATTTTAATATATGATGATTTCTATTGGAATAAAATATTTTACAAAGACGTATTCCCAATTTATGAATACGATGATATAGAAACCATAAGAACAGTTTATGACAAAGTTACTAAAGACGAAGATACAATTAATAAAGTTCTATCTAAACAAGTAAGTTGGATTAAGGAGCATTCATTCTTCAATCAGTTTACAAATATTTTAGATAATGGGACAAGTTCTTTTGAAGAGGAATTAGTAAATGCTTAAAGAATTTGAAAATGAAATAGCGGAACTGTACGAAAGTGGCATAATAAAAGCTCCAGTCCATTTGAGAGATGGAAATGAAGAGGTGCTGACAAAAATATTTGAACAAGTAAACACTGATGACTATGTGTTTTCTACTTGGGCTAGCCATCTACATTCCTTGTTGAAAGGTGTTCCTTCAGAAATAGTCAAGCAAGATATCTTAGAAGGAAGATCTATAACTCTTCATTATCCGGAGTATAATTTTTATAGTTCCGCAATAGTTGGAGGTATCGCTCCTATAGCGACAGGTACTGCTTGGTCACTAAAAAAAGAAGATAAAGACAGAAGAGTATATTGCTTTCTAGGAGACATGAGTTTTCAGACAGGTATTGCCAATGAGTCAATAAGATATTCTATAGGGCATGACTTGCCGATAACTTGGGTAATAGAAGACAATGGAAAATCTGTAGGCACTGAGACAGAACCAACTTGTGGGATCAAGACAGAAGATTTAGTTAATTCTCTGTTAGATTTAATATGTAAATATAATGCACAGAATGTAAAGATTATATATTATAATTATAAAATGTCTTACCCCCATTCTGGAACCGGCGTTTTTGTGGAGTTTTAAATATGAAGTATATAGATGAAGTAAATAAGGGTATGGAATACCTGAATGCACATGACAAGACTATCTTTATAGGACAGGCTGTAGAGTATAAGGGGACTGCACTGACTCATCAAGTAAAAGCCTTTGATGACAGTAAGAAGCTGGAACTTCCAGTAGCCGAAGAGTTTCAGGCCGGATTTGCCCTAGGTCTAGCTCTTGAAGGGTATATACCAGTCTCTCTGTATCCCAGAATGAACTTTATAATTCTTGCAATGAATCAGATAGTCAATCATCTAGATAAGTGGGATGCGATGTCCTGCGGCCAGAGTAAGCCAAAAGTAATCATGAAAGCAGTTGTCGGATCACAGTACCCATTAGACCCCGGACATCAACATAAACAGAACTTCACAAGCGCTTTCAAATCATCTTGCGATAATATAAATGTTGTTGAGTTGCTATATCCTCAAAAGATATTTGGAGAGTACAAGAAAGCATTGGACAGAGAAGACGGCGTTTCCACATTGATTGTAGAACATGGAGATTTATATAGATGAAAAGAATAGAGTTTGGAGAGCTTGTTATTGGAGAAGTTGCCAGAAAAAATCTGATGCATGTATGTGATACTAACTGGGCATCTGGTGGGCCAAAAGTTAAGCAGCTTGAAAAAGAATGGTCTAAAATCTTTAACTATAAAAGAAGTGTCGCTATGAGCTCTGGCACTGATGCAGTGATAGCATCTTGCCTTGCTTTGTACGATATTGCAGACGCAAAGCGCGGGGATGAAGTCATTGTACCAGCGTTATCTTTTATTGCTACATCTAATGCTGTTCGAGCCGCTGGACTTACACCAGTATTTGTTGATGTTAAAAAAGAGACTCTTAATATTGATGAAACAAAAATAGAAGAAGCTATTACCCCTAAGACTGTCGCAATCATGCCTGTTCATACAATGGGTCGTCCGGCAGAAATGGATGCTATCTGTGAACTTGCAGAAGAATATAACTTAATTGTCATTGAAGATGCCTGCGAAGCACACGGAGCAACATACAAAGGTAAATATATTGGCCATTGGGGCGACATGTCTGTGTATAGTTATTACATTGCTCATCTAGTCTGTTGTGGTGAAGGAGGAATGGTATCTGCAAATGATGATCATTTGGCAGACGTATTAGCGTCGTGTCGATCTCACGGAAGACCCTTCAATTCAATTTATTTTGACCATCAAAGAGTTGGATATAATTCAAAGATGAATGATCTTGAAGCAAGTATTGGACTAGAGGCGGTCGGAGTATTTTGGGAGACATTTAACACAAGACATGCAACAATGAAGCGTATGCGAGCTGCCGCCGAAGGATATGAAGATGTCGCATATTTCTCAGAAGAAGATGTCAATAACAAAAACTGTCCTCATGGATTTAGCATAACCTGCAAAGAAGAAGGAAAAATAAAACTAGTAGAACAAGTCTTTGACAAATATAATATCCATCACAAGAGAAACTTTGGATGCATACCAACTCAACATAGGGCTTTTGCAGATATGGGATACTCATTAGGAGATTTTCCTGAAGCTGAATGGGTTGGAGACAATGGTATCCACATTGGGTGTCATCAGCATCTATCAGAGGAAGATATCCAAAGAATTGAATTAACTATCAAAGAAGCCTTGGAGGCCTGTAGATAATGAATGTTTTAATTACCGGAGCCGCTGGCTATTTAGGCTCAAGCTTAGTTAGAGAAGTAAGTAAGTTCGCAGATAAAGTATCGGCATTTGATAACCTATTCTATAACCAAGGTACTTTGGTCGCTGAGACTTTACTAAAAGACAACGTGGATTTTTTTCGTGAAGATGTGAATGAATGGTCTGAAAATTTGGTAGAAGCAATCAAGCAAGCTGATTACATAATTCCATTAGCAGCCTTGGTGGGGGCTCCTCTTTGTGATAGATATCCAGAGATTACTACTGAGACAAATTTAAATTGGTTCAAGAAATTGACCGAACTTACACAAGAAAGTCAGGTGATCATTTATCCTAATACAAACTCAGGGTATGGATCAACAGGAGAAGATATCTGTACAGAAGAAACTCCTTCAAACCCAATATCATTGTATGCTAATACTAAGCAAGGGGCAGAAGATCATTTATTAAGAAGTCATTACAACACCGTTGTCTTTAGACTAGCTACTGTATTCGGTGTTTCACCAAGACCTAGGACTGACTTGTTAGTAAACAATCTAACAAAGGTAGCTAGAGAAGAGAAGCACTTAACAGTATTTGATGGGCATTTTAGAAGAAATTATATTCATGTAAAAGATATTTGCAGAGCATTCATTTTTGCAATGAAAAGATTTCCATCAATGGTTGGGAATGTTTTCAATTTAGGTAATGACTCTATTAATATGACCAAGCTTTCTTTGGTAGAAGAGATATGTGAAATCATTGGCTCTGACTATTCAGTAGATGATTCAAGAACAGATCCAGACAAAAGAGATTATATTGTAAGTAGTCAGAAACTATATAACCTAGGCTTTAATTGCAAGTATGATCTTGAGTATGGTATAAAAGAAATGGATAGGTTTTATGACTTGATGGATCAAGCAGATATTGAGAGATGTAAAAATTACTAATGATAATATCAAAAACTCCCTTTAGAGTCTCTCTGTTTGGAGGTTCTACCGATTATAAATCATTCTACTCCAAGCATGGTTCGTTCTTAATTGGATTTTGCCTAAACAAATACACATACATATCTACGAGGAAGACGCCTTTAATACTCCCATATAAAACAAGGCTAACCTATTCAAAAACTGAGATACTTAATTCTAATAAAGATATAGAGCACAGTGCCATAAAAGGGGTTGTTGACTATTGTGATATTGATTTTGGTTTAGAGCTTAATCATTTTAGCGATCTGCCTTCACAGACTGGTACAGGGTCTTCTTCTTCTTTTATAGTAGGTCTTTTAAATTCTATCTGTGCTCTCAATGATAAGCAATGTTCTAGAAAAGAGCTGGCAGAAATAGCCATAGAGATAGAGAGGGTTCACCTCGACGAGCCGGGAGGCATACAGGACCAAATATGGGCATCTTATGGTGGAATGAATTCTATAGATATAAATCAAAAAGGAGAATTCGAGGTAAAGCCTATGCCAGTAACTCAGGAATTCAAAGAGGAATTTATTTCTAGAAGTGTCCTTGTCTATACCGGTAAGACAAGAAGATCCTTCGAAGTTGCAAAGAGCATAGGTAGGGAATCTAATGTACATAAAAAAAAGTCTATCTTACAAACTGCCCGAGAGGCCTATAATTGCTTTTTAGATTCGGACATTAATTCTATTGGGCTACTTCTTGAAAAAAGTTGGAACACTAAGAAAAAATTATCAGAATCAATATCTTCAAGTGATGTTGAGAGCTTGTATGCCGATTTAAAAAATAATGGGATGATCGGAGGCAAGCTTCTAGGAGCAGGAAGAGCAGGCTTTATATTCGGAATAATGAAAGATCAAAATTGCAAACAGCTTATAAAAGATAAATATAAGAATAATTACATTGATTTTAGTATAGATGAACAAGGATCTCAGATAATAAATAGGTAATAAAATGAAAACACTTTTTGTAGATATTGACGGAACTCTCTTCAAACATCAGGGCACATTCAGCGACATAGCTCAAAAGCCCGCTAATTTATTACCAAATGTAAGAGAAAAGATGAACGAATGGTGCTCTAAAGAGTATAAAATAATTTTGACGACAGCTAGAAGAGAAAGCTTAAGAGAAAAGACTAAAGAAGATCTCTCTAGACTTGGAATACCTTATGATACTTTGATCATGGGCATTTCCAAAGGGCAAAGAATTATAATAAATGACAAGAGACCTAGCGGAGAAGAGACCGCGTTTGCAATCAATATAAAAAGAGACGAGGGGTTAGGAGAAGTAAGTCTATGAAATATGTGGTTATATCTGGGTACTTCAATCCTATTCACAGTGGGCATCTTGATTACATTGAGTCTGCGAAAGAGCTTGGAGACTATCTAATAGTGATTGTTAATAATGACAGCCAAGTTGAGCTTAAGGGCTCTGTTCCTTTTATGAATGAAAAAGAGCGTGCTAGAATAGTATCAAAAATAAAAGATGTGGATTACGCCTACTTATCTTATGATGAAGACTCTACCGTATGTAATTCTTTAATCAGCATGTATTACCTATATAAAGATTCAGATGATTTTGATGGTATGATATTTGGTAATGGTGGAGATAGGAAAAAGGGTAGCGTCAGCTCAGAAGAAGAAGTATGTGGAAGGCTAGGTATAGAGTTGCAATACAACGTAGGAGGAGGAAAAACTCAGTCTTCAAGTAATTTAATTAAGGATTCTTCTAAATTTACTAAAACCAAAATAAGAGGTTTATAAAATATGGCAAATATAACAGTAAAACAAATGGCTGAGCAATATATAGCTAATCTTAGACAGCAGATTGAGCAGCAAAACGAAATGCTTCAGGGAATGATAAGACACTTAGAGGAATGTGAGCAAGAGCTACAAAATCCTTCAAATAAAGGATGCGGGAGCGATAAGTGTAATGTATAAAGGGGGTGAATTGGGTTCGACTGGTTGTTGAAATAACTATTGCATTGAGTAGTTGGTCGAAGGGCTACTATAAAAATTGACTAAACTTTTTAAGTGCAGAAAAGAACTTCTCACTAGCCGCTTAGCGGCAGGGGTTTTCCGCGCCCTGCAAACCAAAGTCGGTAACGGGCTAGGTCGTTCCTAGATAGAGCTTTCACTGCTTGAATTATTAGTGAAATGATGGTATACCATCTGACTCCGATAATCGGATAGCTTTGTTTGTTGTGCGATCACAACAATCTAACAATGTAGATATAGCTATGGAGATAATACAGGACGGCGGTTCAATTCCGCCCACCTCCACTTAATTTTCGGTGTATTCAATTATGTGGAACTTTTTAAAAGGAGATTATACTATGCCACATGACCCTAAAGCTGCAAGTGCAGCACCTAAACCAGCTCCAAAAAAACCAGCTAAAGCTAAAAAAGAAGATAAATGATAGACGAAATAGACTATTTTGGCAGTCCAAAAGAAGAGAATGTAGAAAAAATATCTAAAGGCCCAAAATATATTAGTGCTGGATGGGAGAATATATTAAGTGATCCTCCCAAAAATTCTAGTTCTCAAACAAGAAGAGAGCTAAGAGAGCTATCTAAATTAACGAGATCTCTTTCTGACAAGGATCGAGATCTTGTTTTTTCTGTTGACGGAGCTCCAGAAGACATCTTTATTGAATATCTAAATAAGAATGATCTAACATTCCCAGAGAAAATAATAGAAGGTCTATACACAGACTCCTTAGAGCCTATAGTTTACGCTCTAAAGTGGAAATATAAAAGAGCAAGACCTTTTCAGCTATCGGGAGCATTAGATATCCCAGTAAGTGTTATAAACACTTCCACAGCAAGAACTCCGGCATATCCATCTGGACACACTGCTTACGGTTATTTTGTATATAATGTCTTATCATACTTTTACCCAGAACACAAACAATCTTTTAGTGATCTAGCTTATCAGGTAGGTCATGCTAGGATGCTTCAGGGGGCTCACTACAAAAGCGACAATACTGCTGGTGCAAAACTTGCAGATTTTGTCTGGAAAGATTTAATAAAAAATCCAATTGTAAAGGAAGTCATTATGCCGCTTAAAAAATGCTCAGACAACAACAACAACGGATGGAAGTGGGGAGACCAAGGTAAATGTTATACTGGCCCCGAAGGTAAGAAGAAAGCGATAAAACAAGGTATCGTTATAGAAGGCCCCGAAAAATTCAGAGAAAAAGCCTCTCTCATTCAAGAGTCATTTAGTCAACAAGAAATTAGTGAAGTAGTAAATGAACTACACTGTCTAGGCTACGATAACGTAAGCATAGCTAATGTGGTACTTTCCCTAAAGAATAAATAATTCTTTTAATTCTACACTTTTTTCATGAGTCTCGCCGTTTTGCAAGGTATAATACTTTGTAAGGGACTCAAAGGAGACTATTATGAGATTTTCAATGCTCAACTCTTCTTATGGCCCATTCAAAAAAGGGTCGTCATGCACTATCCTTTCGGAGCACAAGGATCATTTTATACTAAAGTATAAGGGAAGTCCCTTTGTGGTTCCAAAAGAAATGATAGACAAGGACCCGGTTAATACACTATTTTTTAGTTGTTGCGATGAGGAATTCGCAATAGAGGAAGATTTTATTTTTTTAGAAGGAGCATTCTATGAGAACTGCTGAAACTACAGATTGGGGCCTTATGCTTGCTACGCAAAAGTCTCAGCGAGTTATGTACAAATTTGGGACTGGACAAATTTCTGTTAGCGATGCAACTAAGGCATTTGCAAACTCAAAGTATTCTGGAACCTTCAGGAAACTGGTAAGAACACATGGCGCACTTTACGCACGGCGCCTTACTAGAAAAGCATTGCGTTATCGAGGTATTTTAGCTTAATTTAAGGAAAACATTAATGAGCGATATCAACAAAGTTATTTTTACTGGTCGAGTCACAAGAAATAGTGAGCTCAGAAAGACCCCAAATGGTACTGCAGTTACAGACGTAAGTGTTGTGTCTAATCGAATCTGGACTAAAAATGGTGAACGACAGGAAGACGCTACTTTTGTAGACGTTACTGTCTGGGGCAAGCAAGCAGAGACTCTGTCTTCTATGCTCACAAAGGGTCGTCATATTATGGTCGAGGGTCGCCTAAAGCTTAACAGCTGGGAAACCGAGGAAGGGGTTAAGCGAAGCAAACTGACTGTAGTTGCTGAGAATATTAATCTCACACCTTCAAATCCAAATCCGGCTGGCCAAAGGCAAGGAGACTTGCAGGCAGTTGGGGCATCCTCTTCATCCAGTTCTGGCGAAGACATGCCATTCTAAAAGACTTAGTTCTTGGAGGGGCAGTTATCTGCCCCTCTTTTTTTTTGCAAGGACATCAAATGAAAAAGAAAATAAACTTACTATCGCCAATAAATGACTTAGGTTATGGCATAGCAGGAAAAAACATAGCTAGAGCTCTAGAAGAATATGGATATGAAGTTTCATTATTCACAATAGGTCCTCCTAATTTTTCTTCTCAAGAAGACGCAGAATACTTCTCAAAGATGATACAAAATGCTAAGTTTTTTGATAAAGATGCACCGTGCTTAAAAGTCTGGCATGAGTTTTCTATGGGGGAAAGAATAGGCAGCGGAAGATTTCTAGGGTTCCCATTCTTTGAGCTCGATAAGTTTGATGATGTACGGATTCATAATCTTTCGTCTTGCGATGATATAATAGTGGCATCTAAATGGGCAAAACAAATTGTAGAAGAACAAGTTTCAGATAAGCCAGTCCACCTTGTACATTTGGGAGTTGATAGAAAGTTATTTAAGAATATAGACAATCCGTCAGGATGTCCTCCTTCAGATAGAGTAATATTTTTCAACTGTGGAAAGTGGGAGAAGAGAAAAGGACACGATATTATATTACCTCTTTTTCAACACGCATTCCCAGACGAAAGCAATGTAGAGCTTTGGATGATGTGCGAAAATCCGTTTCTGTCTCCAGAGCATTCTAAATCGTGGCACAGATCTTATTCAAGCGATCCTAGAGTGAGACTAATTCCAAGAGTAAGAACTCAGCAGGAGCTCGCTGAGATAATGAGCAAGGTTCACTGTGGAATATTTCCAAGCCGTGCTGAAGGATGGAACTTAGAAATTCCGGAACTAATGTCTATGGGAAAACATATAATAGCTACTAATTACTCTGCTCATAAAGAGTATTGTAATAACAAGAACTCTATACTTATAGATATCAAAAAGAAAGAAGCTGCTATAGACAATATATGGTTCCACGGAGAAGGTAAGTGGGCATCTCTAGAGGGTACTGAACAATCTATTGTTGATGGGATGCGCTCTATATATGATAAGTTTGTTAGTGGTAACTTCAAGATTAATGCAGAAGGAATAAACACTGCAAAAGAATTTTCTTGGGAAAAAACAGCACGCATGATAGATGAGGTTTTAAATGACTAATACAATAAAACTTAAAAGAGAAACTGAAGACACTACTATTCCAACGAAGGGTCACGTTTCTGATGCTGGTTGGGACCTGTATTCTAATGAGGAGTGCTACATAGCTCCAAACACAAGAAGACTTGTTGATACTGGCATAAGGCTAGAGATACCAGATGGTTATGTTGGACTAATTTGGCCTCGGTCTGGCTTGGCTGTTAACGAAGGGCTAGATGTTTTTGCTGGAGTTATTGACTCAGGATATAGAGGGGTGATTAGAGTTTGCTTGTATAACTCTAGCGAAGAGGGTGTTGAGATTAAGAAAAGCGATAGAATAGCTCAAATTTTATTTCAAGAGATGCCTTTCTTTAAAATTGAAGAGATTAGTGATCTTTCTGATTCTGAAAGAAAAGAGGGTGGCTTTGGGAGCACTGGGAAATGAGATTAGCTGGTATGAGAACTTACTTGGCAGGAGCTATGGATAGGGTCGCAGACGGAGGAGTAGGATGGAGAAATAGAATCTCTCCCTTATTGAAGGCAATGGGCGTAACTGTTCTTAATCCGTGCGATAAGCCTGTAGAAGTCGGTATAGAAGATAGCGAAACAAGGGGCGAAATTGAGAAGCTAAAATCCTCAAGACAGTACGATAGAATAAGAAAAACATACGGCGTCATAAGAACCTTAGACTTAAGATGTGTTGATATATCGGACTTTATAATAGCATCTATAGACACTGACATCCATGCTTGCGGTACATATGAAGAAATATCTGTTGCGAATAGTCAGAAAAAGCCGGTTTTGATATGGTGTCAGCAAGGCAAGGAGAATGCACCAAACTGGCTATTCTTTATGCTACCACATCAGCATATATTCGGTTCACTTGATGAGCTGCTAGAATATCTTGCAAATGTACATGCAGGAAGAGATCATAATCATTATAAAAGGTGGTTCTTTTTTGACCAGAATAGGATGACATAATGTATGCTATATATGCCATATCAATAAGCTCTATATGCTACGCTATAGCTTCAATAGCCTGCATAAAAGACAAAGACTACCCACACTCTTTAATGTGGTTTGCTTATGCCCTTGCTAATGTAGGGCTTCTATGGTACGAAATACAGAAACAAAAATCATAAGTCCACTTTTTTCTTCTTATCTCGTGGGGTATAATATATTATGAGAGAGATTATTAGATACTTAAGAGAACTTATACAAAAAGACGAGCCCCAACACCAAGAATCGGAAGTCCGAGAAGAAGAGTTTAGAGAAGAAGATTTCTCTAATTTAGATAACATAGATGGAAAAATCACTCTTCTATGGGACAGCAATTCGGGCGATTTTAATGTTATAGCTCATATACCCGAAGAGAACAAAACAAAAGAATGTAGCGACATTGTTTCTTTTCTTTTGCATTATCTCCAAAGCGGTGATTTGGAAGAGTATATAGTTGCTGCGTTAAAAGGTGCATGTATAGAGAACGATGAGTTCTTTAATTCTGTAATTGCCAAGTGGCACGCTCTCAAGCTCTTAGATGGAGATATGAAATCAGAAGAGCCGCTAATACAGCCATATGACGTGTTTAATACGCAAAGGTAGAAAAATGCAAGACTTTAATTTTCCGACAGGATATGAAGTTTATTGGGAAAAGTGGGTAGATCCTTACGAAGAACAGATGGAATCATTGAAACTAGAGATAGAAGAAAAAAACGATAGCATCCAAGATCAAGACCAATTTGGTTTTGAAAGTTATGACTCTTTTTCTGAGCAAGAAGAAGGTCTGGATGATTTTAAGACCATACCTACTATATTTACGCCCTTTGGACTTATACCTCTATCTAATGAGACGTTAGCAAGTAAGTCTTTTAAATTCTGGGTAGGCCATACTAACTTTAAAATTACTAGACATTTTAGGAATCTTATATCATCAGTAGAGGGTGTTGAAAGTTTAGATGTATTTAGCCCTTATAGGTTTAAGATATCAGTAGGAAGACTCTTTAGAGATCGTAATGTTATGTCTAATATAAGAAAAGTTATGCTTTCTTACGCGAGGCTTTCAAATGAGCAAGATCAAGAAGGCTAATGGAGATTCTATTGATTCTAGTATAGTTCATGACTATGGAATCATTACAGAAACAAGAGAGATATTTTTAAAATCTTCCTCTTCTTCCGAAGACTCTTCAATAAACCACACTACTTACGAACGTTTTATAGCCAATCTAAGACTTCTTGAGTCAATAAACTCCGACCCAATAGTGGTGCATCAATTTACAATTGGTGGAGACTGGTATGCTGGCATGGGCATATATGATGCCATCCTTTCTAGTAAATGTGATTTTGTATTTGTATGTAATGGGATTTGCGCTTCTATGGGCGTAATCACAGCTCAGGCAGCTCTAAATAAAGGGGTGTGCATCTCTCTCCCAAACTGCGAATGGCTCGTACACGAAGGCACAACGTGCATATCGGGCACGTATAAACAGATATCTTCAGCATATAAAGAAGAACAAATAGCGCTGGATAAGTTCTATAATATTATAGTAAAATCTATGAAATCACGAAGCGAAAGGTTCAATCTTCAAGAAGAAGGTAAGATATTACGCTTCATAAAGAAACAGTTGAAAGATAAAGAAGACTGGTGGATAAGTCCAGACGAAGCAAAGTTCTTTGGATTTTGCGATGGAATACTGGGTGAAGAAGGTTTTGAAACCATCGAGTCTATAGTTAAGAGTCTTAGATAAAATGTATTTGGAACTCTGTAAATACAACACTCTAGTCCCTGAGAAACTGGAGAGTACATTAAATGAAATATACTCCTCTATAGATATGGACTTTTCGGGGATTGCTATTCCTCTTTTTATTCTTAGAAGAATCTATCAAGACATTTGTTCGGTTGATGACTACACTATAGCCGTTCCAATTGATTACCCTTTAGGTATGTCTGACGAGAAGGTTAGAGCTCATGAATCTATAAGAGCTATGAAGTCCAATGCCAATAGAATAGATATTACTGTCAACCCTTATCTTATAGAGAATGAGAGGTATTCAGAGATACAAAAAGAATTCTCTAGCATGATAAGAATCTGCGAGGACTACGCAGCAATTCCTAGACCTATAATTAACTTTGATTTCTTTGATTTGAAAAAGTCCATATTGTGCTGCAGAGCATTAGAAGACGCAGGCATATCTTGCATAATATCATGTTCAGGTTTAAGAAACGTGGATATTTCTGACAGTATTATGTTTTGCAGATCAATAGAAGAAAAAACTAACCTGTCAACAATATGTAGCGGTTCAGCATGGCTAGAGAAACATCATAAAGCAGTAATAGGAGCTGATACCTACGGTTTTAGAGTTTATTCTATAAAAAGTCTATTTTAGGTGTATAAAATTGCATAGGACAGGATTTGTTTTAGGATCGTAGGAGAAATATTTTTTTTAATAAAAAAGGTTTTTAGAAATGAGTTTTCTTACAGACATTACCAACAGTGTTGGAACGAGATCTACTGGAGTCTATGTAGACGGATATCCTAAAAATGTAGATAATGATCAAGGTAATCTTAGAGCCGGTGGTACAATAGCAGAATCCGCCAAATTTAGCTCAAGTTCTCTTGGTGAAGGCAATCCTATTGATACGATTGCATCTGGAGTTAATAATGTAGCTATTAATGCTGCAGGTACTTGGAATAATCAACCTTCTCAAGTTATCGTTAAGTCAACGAATACGATAGCTGGACTAAGTAATGACGTTGCAGTATTTGGCAGTAGCGATTCAGCAAATGGAGATTCCATTAAGCAATTGGCTGTCATGAGAATTGTTGCTTACAAGCGAGCTATTACATCTAATAGATGGAATGAGTATAGCGGAGCTTGGGATGCAGGATTCCCTGTTGTTGCAACCTCTGGTGCTTGGAACATTGCAAACGGTGTTGATAACGCCGCTACCCTTAAGGCTTCAGGAACAGATGTCGCTGCTAATCCCAGCTCTTCAGTTCCCGGCAAGCTTACTTATCTTGCAGGCAATGTTATTCCAGAAAATGATAACTATTCGGCTAAGACTAACTGGTAATTTTAACATAGCGCCTCGAAAGGGGCGCTTACTTAGAAAGACAAACTATGAAAAGTCTAATAGTCGCAGTACTTCCTTCTCTACTTGCCTTCTCAGACAATCTGGGTCAATGGGAATGGGGAACTGTCTCTGCCACGGGACTTCTTGGCTGGTATCTATGGTACACTACAAAGGTAGTTTTCCCAAATCACCAGAAACAAGTATCTGAAATGCAAGAGAATTTCACTGAACAGTTCAACTCACAAAGAGATCATTATGAGACTATCTTAGAGGATGTGCAGACAAGGCAAGATAAGCGGCATGATAAAATTATAGAAAGTTTAGAAAAAATGACTGAGGTTTTGTCAGATCCAGAGGTATAATTAAAAGACTAACTTTTCCATAAGGAGTAATTTAATGGTAGATAAGTTGAAAGGTCTAGTTAAGTCTAGACGATTTTGGACCGCTGTAGGTACGATTGCTACAGTAGTACTCCAAGATGTTATTGGGATTCCAGAGGAGACGGCAGTTAGTATTGTTGCGGTCGCCGTTGCTTGGATCGTAGGCGATTCTTTACGGCCTACAGAATAAGACGGATTTTATTTGAGAAAAGGGGCGTTTTTGCGTCCCTTTTTTTTATGGATTGCGTTTAATACATTAGATGCATCTAAACCCCTAAGAGGAGAAAAAAATGAAAAAGTTAATAATGTTCTTATCAGTCTTTGCCTTTAGCATTCCTGCAGCGTCTGCAGATCCACCGCAAAGAAAAGTAATCCAAGCACCTCAGAAGCCTCAAGTTGTTCGTAGTCAGCCAAGGCAATTCACTAGACCTACACCTCAAAAGCCACAAAGACCGCAGGCGCCGAATGTTGCAAGACCTGTACCAGAAGCGAAGCCACTGCCAAAAGGCTTCGGAGTACCTATCCAGAGACCTCAAGGATTTGGAAAGCAAGAGTGGCAAAAGCCTCAACCTCAGCAACCAAGAGTACAGCCCAAGCATAGCTTTAGTTTTTATAACTACTATAGGCCAGTGAATCCACACTTCAGATACTATAGAGTTCCTTCTTACTACCCTCCTGTAATTATTCAGCCCCCTGTGGTTATTCAACCTCAACCAATGCCAATTTATCCGGGGCCATTCCACGGGTTCTTTTTTCACTTTAGATTTTAATCAAAAAGTATAATTTGATTTTCTAAAACTCATTTCGAGGTGTATAATATGATAGACTAAAGATTATAAAGAACGAATAATCGCTATCAGCGATATCTTTTGTTAAAGCGACACTGCTTTAGTCTTGAGTGCTTACCTACGTCTTCATAGTAAAGAAAGTATGTGGATATTATAATGGTACACAGAAGGCTGTTATGTAAGCTATAGGTGTCGCTTTTTTTATTTCTACTTAGGATAATGATACATCTATTGAGCTATATTAATGATTAAAGAAATTAAAGTTAAGAAGAGGAATGGTCGCCTAGAGCAAATAAACCTAGATAAGATTAATGAATGTGTAGAAAGGGCTTGCGAGGGACTTGATAATGTTTCTGTTAGCGAAATAGTTTTAGATGCAAGTATACAGCTCTATAACAAAATAAGTACCGCCGAGATAGATAAAGCTCTAATAATGTCGGCTAGATCAAAGATAGAAAAGGAACCTAACTACAATTACGTAGCAGCTAGGATGTTACTTAATAATCTTTATAAGGAAGTTTTTAAAGAGAGTATATGCTCTCAAACTCTTAGACTGCAGTACAAGGCAAGCTTCATAAAAAATATAAAGTTGATGGTTAAGAGAGACAGATTAAGTCCTAAGCTACTTGATTATGACTTAGAGTTTTTAGCAGACGCGCTTCATCCTGAAAGAGATGGGCTATTTAAATATCTAGGAATACAGACCTTATACGATAGGTACTTTGTTCATATAGAAGGAAGAAGGGTAGAAACACCTCAGTCGTTTTGGATGAGGGCCGCTATGGGTCTATGTCTTGATGAGGAGAATAAAGAAGAAGCAGCCTTAGAAATCTATAATAAGATGTCAACATTCAAGTATTGCCCATCTACCCCCACATTATTTAATAGTGGGACAAACAGGTCTCAACTATCTTCTTGCTATTTGAGCACAGTGGACGACTCAATAGATGGAATTTTTGGGACCATTCATGGTCAGGCGAGACTATCCAAATACGCTGGAGGCCTAGGTGTTGATTGGTCTTCCGTCAGAGCCTCTGGAGCTTACATTAAAGGAACCAATGGGAACTCTACCGGACTTGTTCCTTGGCTCAAAATATTTAATGACACTCTTGTTGGAGTAAATCAAGGAGGCAAAAGGAAAGGAGCTGGATGCGCTTACTTAGAGGTTTGGCATCTAGATATAGAGGATTTTCTGGACTTAAGAAAAAACACTGGTGACGACAGAAGAAGATGCCATGATATGAATACTGCAGCTTGGATATGTGATGATTTCATGTCTGCTGTGGCAGCTGAAGAAGATTGGTATCTATTTGACCCATCAGAGTGTCCAGATTTACATACAACCTACGGCAAAGAATTCTCTAAGACATATAAAAGATATAAAGAAGAGGCACGCTTAGGAAATGTTTCTTCTTACAAAGTAATACCTGCCAAAACATTATGGAAAAAAATATTGACTGCTCTTTATGAGACTGGACATCCTTGGATTACTTTCAAAGACCCTTCTAATATTAGATATACTAATAAGCACGCGGGAGTTGTTAGGTCTTCTAATCTTTGCACAGAGATATTGTTGCACACTAAGCCTACAAGATACAATGAGGGTGAAGTTGTCGAAAGAGGAGAAACGGCAGTCTGCAATCTAGCAAGTATAAATTTATCTAATCATCTAAAAGTAAGAACTTTAGATTGGAAGGAACTAGCAAACACAGTCAAAGTAGCTGTTAGAGGGCTAGACAATGTCATCGACCTTAACTTTTACCCAACTAAAGAGGCAAGAGTTTCTAATATAAAAAACAGACCTGTAGGATTAGGAGTCATGGGAACTCACGATGTTCTTCATAAGCTAGGCATTAACTATGACTCTCAGGAGGCTGTGGAGCTATGTGATAAAATCCAAGAATTCATATCTTACCATGCAATAAAAACTTCTTGCGAGCTAGCAAGGGAAAAAGGAGCATACCCTTCATTCGGAGGGTCTGACTGGGATAAGAACAAGTTTCCAATAGATACCTACTGTGATCTAATGAACTCTAGAATAGGTAAAGCCAAGTATAAGGCAAAAGACTTTGAAACAATTGGAGAGTGGAAAGACCTAAGAGAAATGGTCAAGCAATACGGTATGAGAAACTCAAACGTAATGGCGATTGCCCCAACAGCTACCATATCTTATATTCAAGGATGCTCACAGTCTATTGAGCCAGACTACTCCAGCCTCTATGTATATTCCACCCTCAGTGGTGAATTTACTATGGTCAATGAACATTTCGTAAATATTGCTAAAAAGAATAACATTTGGTGCGACGAGCTTGTAGAGGCATTGAAAAGAGTAGATGGAGATGTTTCTAGACTTTCATTAGATGAGTCTATAATTAATGAATTCAAAACCGCATTTGATATAGATTATAAAACGTTAATAGATGCTGCTGCTGGAAGACAGAAATGGATAGATATGGGGCAGTCATTGAACCTATACAATAAATATGATAGCCTTAAACATATGAATGATATATATACCTATGCTTGGAAAAAGGGCCTAAAGACAACATACTACTTGAGAGGTAAAGCTGCTACTAGACTGGAAAAGTCAACTATAGACCCCCAAAAAGAAGTAGAAAAAACACCTAAAGCTTGTTCAGTATTAGACCCAGAGTGTGAGAGTTGCCAGTGAGATTTGTAGAATTTAAACAGTCTGAAACGTCACCGTTAAAGTATAGGCTAGAACTGAGCCCTAAAGAAACAGAAAAAGTTAAGGATTTGTTACAAGAAATAATTGAAAGATTAAGTAAAGATGAGCAAAAGCACTAAAATAATATCAGATAAAATTGCGGCAGTTAACCAAATTCTACCCCATGTGAACAAATGGGCTTGGGATCTATTCATAGATGGAGCTGCGAACAATTGGATGCCTACTGAAATATCAATGTCTAAGGATATAGAACAATGGAAATCTGATTCTCTATCTGAAGACGAAAGATTGGTAATTAAAAGATGTTTAGGTTTTTTTGCTGGTTCTGAGTCCCTTGTTGCAAATAATCTGCTACTTAGTGTATTTAAATATGTAACAGATCCTGAATGTAGACAATATATTCTTAGACAGGCTTATGAAGAAAGTCTACACAACCTAACTGTTGTGTATGTCTGTGACTCGTTAAATTTAGATATTGATGAAGTGTATGAAGCATATAATTCTATACCAAGCATCAAATCTAAAGATGAGTTTCTGATGAATATCAGTACAGACATCAATAGACCTGACTTCGATATATCGACTATAGAAGGCAAAAGAGAGTTCCTGAGAAATATAATTACATATTATGTGATATGTGAAGGAATCTTCTTCTTCTCTGGGTTTGCTATGCTACTTTCATTTAATAGACAGAATAAGCTTCCCGGAATCGGAGAGCAGATTCAATATACTCTTAGAGATGAAAGTCTACATATAAAGTTCGGAACAAATTTAATTAATAAGATTAGAGAAGATGAGCCTAGAGTCTGGACAAAAGCGTTTGAGAAAGAAACTTTAGAACATATAGACGCCGCCATGGAGCTTGAACTAGCATATGCTAGAGATGTCTTACCAAACGGCATATTGGGTCTAAACTCAGACATGTTTATTGACTACGTACAATTCATAGCCAATAGAAGACTAGAAGCCTTAAATCTTCCGAGTAAATATTCCGAAAGCAAGAATCCATTTCCTTGGATGAGTGAAATAATAGACTTAGAAAAATGCAAAAACTTTTTTGAAACCAGAGTCACTGAGTATTCGGTAGGAAACTTGGTTGACGATTTTTAAAGAGATACTATAATGTTAGACTTCATTTTCGATAGAAGGAATTTTTTAAGAATCGGCTCTATCGGGGCCGGAATGTCAGCTATAGGATTGTCAGATTATGCCATAGGCTCACAAGATTTCACAAGCTACAAAGATAAAACTGTAGTTTGGGTTTGGTTAGGAGGAGGGCCTACTCAATTTGAAACTTTTCATGCTCCAAACGATACTGTGCCTTCAGAATGGCAGCCAGTGAATGGGGCCATACATGATCCAAAAACAAATATCACACTAGGGGCCGACTGGGTAGAGCTTGCAAAGCATACCTCTAAGTTGAATGTGGTTAATTCCTTTAGTCATAAGGACTCTTCTCATAGGCAAGGCACTCATTTTATGATGACTGGCCACTACAACCCAGAGAGAAGTACCACATCAATGGCTAAATACCCCTCTTTTGGCTCTATAGTCTCTGCTATATATGGAGCTAATAATTCAAACAATGGAGTACCTACATATGTTAAGCAAGGTAAAATTGAAGGTGATGAGGGTGCTTGGTTGGGTGGAGCATTTAAACCATTTGATCCGTCCAATAAAGACAATCTCACACCAAGAGTTGAGCTTGACAGATTCTCAACAAGAAAAGACTTGCTCAGAGGATTAGATGCGGCAAGAGTTTCCAGCAAGGGAGCCGAGTCGGTACAGTTCTACAAAGGTCAAGCCTATGATGTTATATTAGGTTCTGCTAAAGAAGCATTCGCAATAGAAAAAGAAAGCGAAGCAACTAAAGCTCTATATGGCTCTACTAAGGCTAAGGACATTGGGGAGCAACTAATACTTGCGAGAAGGCTAGCTGAGAATGGCACAAGATTCATAACACTTCATTATGGTGGCTGGGATATGCACAGCAACATTTCGAAGGCAATGCAAGGTAAAGTTCCCCCTCTTGACAAGGCTCTTGCAGGTTTCTTGCAAGATTTAGAAGATAGGGGAATGAGTGAAAAGGTTCTCTTGGTTGTCACGGGAGAATTTGGAAGAACTAAATTCAACGCAAATGCCGGAAGAGACCACTGGCCTGCTATCACTCCTATGCTTATGGCTGGCGGGGAGTACCAATCAGGTAGAACTATTGGTGCTGCGGACAGGTCTTATAATCCAATTGAAAATCCCGTAGGTCCTCTTGACTTGCAGGCAACTTTATTTGATCACTTTGGTATTGACGCAGGAATACAACGTGTCGATAATGGTGGTCGTCCAAGATACTTATTAGAAGGTGAAGCTAAGGTAATAATATAATGAGAAGTAACGAATATTTTGAGGCTGTAAAAAGCCATTTAGAAAAGGAAGGATACGCTGAGGAAATTACTGAAGCAAACTTCGTTGTTCCTCAAGAATCTGAGTATGTTGATTTTGGGGAAGAAACTGAAGAATGGGATATTGCAGCAGATCGCCCCGGACTTTGGGAAAATATCCGAAGAAAGAAGCAAAGAGAAGGAGATAGCTATAAGCCTGCGAAACCGGGAGATCCAAACAGACCTACCCCAGACCAGCTGAAAAGAGCCCAAGGTCCTTGTAAGTGTTCGGATGATAGTACTGAAGCTCTACAATATGGAAAGCCTCCTAAGAATGATCCTCGTAAAACTCCTGCGCCTAAGAAAGACCAAAAGAGAGGATCTAAAAAGAACAAACCTGATAGCGCTAAGAAGCCAAATAAAAGTATTAAGTTTAGTAAAGAAGTTACATCTCAGCTAAGCAGCATGGTTAAAGAGCACAACTCGAAAGACAAGGGTTCTAAAGCTACTCTGGGAGCCCTAAAGGCAGTCTATAGAAGAGGTTCTGGAGCTTACTCAACAAGCCATGCTCCTAAGATGAGTCGTCATGGTTGGTCTATAGCTAGAGTAAAAGCATTCTTATATTTGCTCAGGAACGGCAAGCCGTCTAATCCAAATTACAAGCAAGATAATGATCTATTACCAAGCGGCCATCCTCGGAAAAGTAAGGCAGAAGCATACGGTCTTCCTAAAGAGGTTGTAGAAAGAGAGCTTAAAAAAAATAAAGCAAAAATGTCCCAGAAGCAAAAAGAAGCACTTGACAAAAATAAAGATGGTAAAGTCACCAAAGAAGATTTTGAGCTTCTTCGTAAGGATAAGAAGTCCGATGCCTCAGAATATCAGGGTAGAAAAGTCAGTCTAAATAAACCCTTTAGAACTCCTGATGGGCCAAAGAAAATGTCTGTCTATGTGAAAAATGAAAAAGGCAATGTAGTTAAGGTTAACTTTGGAGATCCAAATATGGAAATAAAAAGAGATAACCCGGCAAGAAGAAAAAGCTTTAGAGCTAGACACAACTGTAGCAATCCCGGTCCAAAATGGAAGGCAAGATATTGGTCTTGTAAAGCTTGGTAGTATAATTATGAAGAGAGAAGAATATTTAAAAGCCGTAGATGATTACTTAACAAAGGATGTTCGTAAAGAGCAAAAGAAGCTTAAGAAACACACTGTTTATAAGCCTCCTAGCTGGAAGAAGGACAATCCCGGCAAGTATCAAGTTTTAGAAGGGCCAGAGCCAGACGAAGATCAAGGGCCAAGTTCTTCTGACTACAAAAAAGAATATAAATATAGAGATCCAAAGACAGGGGAGATTTATATCTTCAATAGAAGAGGAGCTCATAAGAAGAATGGCAGAATTTTAGTGCCAGTATTTGATTAAAGGTAAAATTATGAAGTGCAAAGGAAGTAAAATAGGTCGTCGTGCATTTATGCATGTGGGCATGTTAGGTGGTGTAGGATTAGGATTGTCAGATTTTTTCAGAATAAAGCAAGCTCAAGCAGATCAAAAATTCTACGAAAGTGTTGAAGGTCCGGCGAAGTCTGTTATATATATCTATCTACCGGGAGGGTCTGCTCATCAAGAGACATTCGATCCAAAACCTCTATCTCCTCTAGAGTATCGAGGCCCGATGTCTAGTATCGAAACTAATGTTCCCGGCATTAGACTTAACGAGATGATGAAAAACACCGCAAAGGTGATGGATAAAGTTTCAATTATTCGTAGTATGACACATGGAGAGGCAGCTCATGAACGAGGCACACATAATATGTTTACTGGGTATAGACCTAGTCCAGCACTCCAATATCCATCCATTGGTTCAGTGGTTGCGCATGAGTTTGGACCACGCCATAACCTACCACCTTACGTCTGTATCCCCAATCAGCCTAATGAGTTTGCCGGTACTGGATATCTAAGTAGTTCGTTTTCAGGATTTAGCTTAGGTTCTGATCCTGCTAGCGCCGGATTCCAAGTCAGAGACCTAAAGCTTCCTAATGGAGTCAATGATGGCAGGTTTGGTACTCGACGCAAAATGCTTGGTGCCGTAAATGATTATTTTGCAAGTAAAGAAAAATCAGACTCTCTTGACGCTGTAGATTCTTTTTATGATCGGGCTTATAGCTTAATTAGTAGTGAAAAAGCCAGAGATGCTTTTGATATAAATAAAGAAGATGCTGCTACTAGAGACAAGTATGGTAGGAATACCGCTGGAGCTAGAATGCTCTTAGCTCGCCGTCTGGTTGAA